CTTGCTCAGGACCTCAAGGCTGTTCACGGACTTGATGCTGAAACCGAACTCGCCAACATTCTCAGCACTGAAATTCTTGCTGAAATCAACCGCGAAGTCGTTCGTGGCATCTACTCAGTTTCCAAGCTCGGTGCAAAGCAGACCGATCTAAACTCAAGCAGCTTCGGCGGTGGTGTTTACGACCTCCTAGCTGACTCTGACGGTCGTTGGTCAGCTGAACGCTTCCGTGGCCTCATGTTCCAGATTGAACGCGAAGCCAACCAGATCGCCAAGGAAACTCGTCGTGGTAAGGGTAACTTCATCATCTGCTCGTCAGATGTTGCTTCAGCTCTCGCCATGGGTGGATGGCTAAACATCAGCCCCGCTCTAAACAACCAGCTTGAAATTGATGACACTGGCAACACCTTTGCTGGCGTACTCAACGGCAAGATGCGCGTTTACATCGATCCTTACGTCCAGTCTGGTGTAGACTTCGTTTGCGTCGGATACCGTGGTGCAAGCCCCTACGACGCTGGCGTGTTCTACTGCCCATACGTTCCACTCCAGATGGTCCGTGCAGTCGATCCTGATAGCTTCCAGCCCAAGATCGGCTTCAAGACCCGCTACGGCATGGTTGCTAACCCCTTCGTTATCAACACCACCACAGGTCTACCTGACGGTGAAACCATGTCCCAGAGCGCAAACCAGTACTACCGTATCTTCCGCGTTACCAACCTCCACGGTAACACCAACTGATAAGTAGTATCTAAGACTTCGGGAAAGGGAGCCAGAAATGGCTCCCTTTTTCTTTTCTACATACATTATGCCTGGTAATAATATTTCCAATCTTGGTCAAAATTTCTTCCATTTCGAATTGGCAAGAATTCCAAAAGTAATTTACAATGTCCAAGAAGTAGCATTGCCAAATTTTTCAATGGCAGAACAAGATCAGCCAACGACTCTTGGTATTCCGATCAAAAGACCAATTGGTGCATATAAATTTGACAATCTCCAAATCTCATTTCTCGTAGATGAGTACATGCAAAATTGGCTTGAACTCTATAGATGGATGCGCCATTTAGGAAATATTGATAGTGATTGCGATAATAATTCATTAGCATTTAACAAGTGGATGACAACAGCCACTTTGCATATCACCAAAGGAACCTATAACGATAATCTAAAGGTAATATTCAGAGAAATATTCCCCATAGGTCTTTCTGGACTTCGTTTTACTTCTACTGCTGCTGCATACCAACCACAAGTTGCAACTGCAACATTTGCATATACTTACTACTCGTTTGATCCGGATCCGGGCAATATTTATAATTGATTTTATTCTATAATGTGTATACTTAAATTATGAATTTTGATGAACTAAAACAACAAGTCCAAGAAGATCTGAAGATTGATTCCACCGAACTAGCAATAGAATCGGTTAATACTCCACAGATCCATAATAAGTACCTCCTATTCCTCAAGAAGCACAAGGAAGCCCTAGCAGAGGACGAGAGAACGCTCCGTGTCATGCGGAAGTACAAGTGGCTGTATTACACAGGAAAGCTGTCTAAAGAGGAATTAGACCGTTTTAAGTGGGAGCCATTTGACCTAAATATTCTCAAGACCGATGTTGATCGGTTCATTGATGCAGATGATGATGTCATTTGTCTTGAAAGACAAATTACTGAAAAGAAAGAACTAGTGAGTTATTTAGATGGTGTCGTAAAGATCGTAGGAAACAGGCAATGGAATATACGATCAGCCATCGAATGGATCAAATTTAGTCATGGGCAGTGAAGAAGTAAAAATAGAAAAAATCGATGGTACATTCATCAAGATTCATTGCGAAAATTCAGTAGCAAAAGAGATATCCGATTACTTCACATTCAAGGTTCCTAACTCTCAATACTCACCAGCGTTCAAGCGTAGAATCTGGGATGGTCAGATTCGTCTGTTTAATTACTTCACGCGCAAGATATATACAGGTCTTAGAAACAAAGTAGTTCAATTCTGTCTTGACAGAAACTACGAATGTAAGTTTGAAAATTTCAAGGAGGAGTTCTTTGAGGATTATAAGTCTTATCTTGATGACCTACATCTATACTCAGATTCTGGCGAAATCCAGCTCAGAGACTATCAGAGAAGGGCTGTGGAAATGGCTCTTGATCATAAGCGTAGTCTACTGATATCTCCAACAGGTAGCGGTAAGTCTCTGATCATCTACTGCATTCTTCGCTATCTTCTCAGCAAGAACAAGAGAGTTCTTATTCTAGTTCCTACCACAAGCCTGGTCCATCAGATGAGATCGGACTTCATTGAGTATGCTGGAAAAGAATGGAATGCGGAAAAGAATATTCACATAATTTACGCAGGCAAAGAGAAAGAAACTACAAAGCCAATAGTGATTTCTACTTGGCAAAGCGTATACGAATTACCAGAGAAAACATTTGCAGATTATGATGCTGTGATTGGTGATGAATGCCATCTATTCAAGGCAAAGTCATTAGTCAAACTGATGAACAAGCTCAGAAACTGTCACATTCGCGTTGGCACTACTGGTACATTGGATAATATCCAAGTTCATAAGCTTGTACTTGAAGGTCTGTTTGGTCCACCAATTCGCGTTACAAGCACAAAGAATCTCATCGACAACAAAGTTCTTTCGCAGCTAGACATCAATTGCATTCAGCTGAAATATGCAAAAGAAGAATGCGATTCAATGAAGCGCAAGACATATCAAGAAGAAATTGAGTATATCATTTCTCACGAAAGAAGAAACAAGGTTGCAGAAAAACTTTGCTCTTCTCTCAAGGGAAATACTCTAGTGCTTTTCTCACAAGTGCAAAAGCATGGTCTTCCATTTTACGAATCTCTTCAGAACAGATGCATAGATAAAAAAGTGTATTTTATTTCTGGAATGACTCATGTAGAAGACAGAGAACAGATTCGTAAGATTGTTGACAAGTCTACCGATTCGATTCTTGTTGCGTCTTATGGTACATGCAGCACTGGTATAAATATCAAGAACATACACAATATTGTATTTCTGCATCCTTCAAAATCAATAGTTCGCGTTCTACAGTCAATTGGTCGTGGCCTTCGAATGTCAGAAACAAAAGATCATGTGATGATTTACGATTTAGTGGATGATCTTCGTCATAAGAAATATCAGAATCACGCATTCAATCATTTCCTGGAACGAATTAAAATTTACGAAAACGAATCTTTCAACTTTAAACTAGTCCCTATAGATCTCTGAAAGGATAAATAGTCATATGGAAACTACTTGCAGATTACTCAAGCTGAGAAGTGGGGAAGAAGTGCTGTGTCTGCTAGCGGGAGAGAATGAATCTACGATTCATGTTCTTCGCCCAATGGTTATCAAGTCTCATATGACACATGATAACTTTGGTGTCACCAGAGAGATTACAGTTCTTCGTAATTGGCTAGAATTTACTGAAGCTCAAGAAGTGGATATTCCAAAGGATCATATCGCTACCATTTTAAAACCAAGCGATAGCACTGTAAATTTATATCAGAACAGCATTCGCAAGGAAGAAAAAACAAAGAAAGCTGTCGAAGAAGCACAAAAAGAAATTGATGATATCTTAGGTGATGAAGACACCTTCAATCAAATGCTGAAAGATTTGGTGGGAGAAGAACCATCAGATGATAAAGAAAAGCCAAAAGATAATCTTTCTAAGCCACCGATGATGCCATTTCCTTTTGGAATGGGACCAAACAGTGTTGGAATGTATTTTTCGATTCCGCCTAATATCTTTGAAGATCTTTTAGAAAATGGTCTTTTAGATTTCGATGCCTTCATGGGTCCTATGGACGATGAAGAAGATGAAATTGGCGAGATCCTTATTCCAGAAATGGAACTAATGACTGACAAGGAAAAGGATAAACTCAAGAGAAAGGGAATTAATTTGGAAGACTTCCCTGATGATCCTCGTAAGTATATCGATGATATATCTGAGGATACTAAAGAGTAACTATTTAGTTACAATTTTACTTGTTGATCGCCTACACAGCGAAGTGTATCCAGAAGCCTAGATTTTGTCAATTGATTTTTTCTGGAAACATGATATTATTTACGCATGAGTAAAAAGAAAAAAATAGAAGAATTAGATGACATAATAGAGCCAGAATTAGTACCCGTAGTGGAGGAAGAAGAAAAATCCCACTATGTGGATAATAAAGAATTTTTGGCTGAGATGATAAAATGGAAAAAGAAGTATAATGCGGCTGAGGAGTCTGGCAGAAAGAAACCCCCAGTTTCAAACTACATAGCAGAATCCTTTTTAAAGATCGCAGAACATCTTTCTTATAGACCAAACTTCATGAACTACCCCTATAGAGAAGAGATGGTAGGGGATGGAATCGAAAATTGTTTGATGTATGCTCACAATTTCGATCCAGAAAAATCAAAAAATCCCTTTTCTTATTTTACCCAAATCATATACTTTGCCTTCCTAAGACGCATCGAAAAGGAAAAGAAGCAGTCGTACATCAAGTACAAGATCATGGAAGACAATGCAGACGAAAGATTTCATCGTTGGTTCAAAGAAAATTACTTTGCCAAGGATAGTTCTGCCAGCTTTAGAGAGATCTTCAACCTCACGGAAAACGATGTGAATCGATTCGGTGACGATAAAAAGAAAAAGAAGAAGAAAAAGGTCAGATGAAGATAGCAATTATCAACGATACTCACTTCGGAGCAAAGAACGATTCTCCTGTTCTTCTAGAACACTTCATTCGGTTCTTTGAGTTGCAGTTTTTTCCGTACTGCATAAAGAACAATATTCAACGAATAATTCATCTGGGTGATTTCTTTGATCGTCGCAAATATATCAACTTCAATACCCTGAAGCAAGTTCGTACTAGGGTGATTGAGCCGATGGAACAGATGGGCATGTCGATGCAAATCATCATCGGAAACCACGACACTTATTTTAGAAATACGAATAAAACAAACTCTCCGCAAGAACTTCTTGAGAAGTATTTTCACATAGAAGTCGTGAACGAACCAAAGGATCTACTATATCCAGATGTCACGATTGGTGCAGTTCCCTGGATTTGCGAAGACAATCTTCCTCAATGCTTGGACTATATCAAGAACTCAAAGGCTCACATTCTTATGGGCCATTTTGAGATCGTTGGATTTGAAGTTCTTCGTGGGGTATATCACGAATCAGGACTTCAGCGAGAGATGTTCGATAGATTCGAAACTGTTATGTCAGGTCACTTTCACCTGAAGTCTCGCCATAAGAATATCGAATATCTTGGAACCCAGTACCAGATGGGTTTCACAGATGTAAACGAACGAAAAGGGTTTCATGTTTTTGATACCAAAACACGGGATCTTGAATTTGTTCAGAACACAGAAGAGCTGTTTCATAGAATCATTTACGATGACTCGCTACCAGAGCATCTAGAGAATCTTGACTTCTCTCAGTTCCATGATAAGTATGTGAGACTGATTGTTCAGAGAAGAAACAAGCCAGTATTCTACGAAAAGTTCATAACGAAATTGAACGAAGCAAAGCCATATGATGTAACAGTCGTAGATGAAGAAATAGAAATGAACTATTCGTCTATTGATATTGACATGAATATGGATACAATAACGATGATCTGCAAGGAGATAGACGATCTATCTGAGATCACGAACAAAGACGATATCAAGAATATCATCAAAGATCTGTACCACGAATCCCTTACTATAGATGATTAACTTCAAGAAAATCAGGTTCAAGAATTTCGGTTCCTTTGGCAACAACTTCTCGGAGATTGACTTTGAGAAGAGTGCCACGACTCTGGTTAGTGGGTCGAACGGGAACGGAAAGTCTTTTGCCTTTCTTGATGCAATCACATTTGGTCTGTTCGGAACTCCATTTCGAAACATCAATATTCCTCAGCTGGTAAACAGCGTAAATAAGAAGAATTGTTTGGTTGAAGTAGAGTTCGAAGTCAACAAGGCGCAGTACAAAATCATTCGTGGTCTTGCACCAAAGGTGTTTGAGATCTATAAGAATGGAGTGATGATCGAACAAGCTGCCAAGACGAAGGATTATCAGGATATGCTTGAGAATCAAATTCTCAAGATGAACAAGAAGACCTTCATGCAAGTCATCATTCTTGGTAAGTCATCCTTTGTCCCTTTCATGGAATTGCCTCCATCGGATCGTCGCCAAGTCATCGAAACCATCCTAGATATTGATGTCTTTTCTTCAATGAACTTGATTCTGAAGGGCAAGCTTTCTCAGATACGGGAGAACATCAAAAGTATCAAGATTGACCTTAAAGTTACGGACGAAAAGATAAAACTGTATGAAAATACGCTCAAAAATTTGCAGTCAAACTTTGAAAAAAACATTGAAGTACTGGATACTAAGATTAAAGAAACGGTTCAGGAGATTGAAGACTCTAGAGCAAAGATTAAGCTTCTAAACAAGCAAATCCTCCAAGAGGGCAAGAAACTAGAACAGTACACTGTTACGGACGAAGATCTGGCCGAACTGAGAGAAAAGAAGGCCGATCTTACAGTAAATATAAATACGATAAATGAAGAGCTGGAATTCTTTAATTCCAACGAGTCTTGTCCTACATGTAAGCAGGCCATCGACAAGAGCCATAAGTGCCAGATTACGGACAATAAGAAGGCTAGGCTATCAAAGCTGGCCACCAATGTCGAAGAGCTTATAAACGCCATTAGCTGGTACGGTACGACCCTCAAGGAGAAGAAGGCCACAGAGGAGCAGATCAAGGAGCTTGTCCGTGAGGTCAAGTCTAATGAGCGAGAAATGGCCAATCTAGAAAAGGTCAAGGCTGGCTATGAGCAGGATAGAAACTCTATCAGCGAATCTCAAATCAATGAAGTAAAGATTCAGCTTGAATCCGCCAAAAATGAAAGAAAGAGTAAAGAAAATGCTCTATCTTCACTCGAAAAACAACAAAATGATCACGAAATTGTTGTGGATCTATTGAAGGATGGGGGTATAAAGGGCAAGATTGTCAATCACTATCTTCCCATTATAAATAAGTTAGTGAATAAGAATCTCAGTAACATGGGATTCTTCGTGAAGTTCAATCTTGATGAGCAGTTCAATGAAAAGATTGAAAGTCGGCATCGTGACGAGTTTTCGTATCTGAGTTTCAGCGAAGGAGAAAAGATGAGAATCGACATTTCTCTACTCCTGGCTTGGCGGGAAGTTGCAAGAATGAAGAACAGTCTTCACTGCAACCTACTCATCCTTGACGAAGTATTTGACTCGTCGCTGGATTCTATCGGAACAGACGAACTCATGAAGCTGCTAAACAACCTAAAGAAGGGTTGCAATGTCTTTGTAATCAGCCACAAGACAGATCAACTCCATGATAAGTTCAAGAGTACGGTTACTCTTGATAAGAAGAATAATTTCAGCAGATTGGTGCAAATATGACACTTAATTATGTTGGAAAATTTAAGATTTCGAATCCAGACGGTACACTCAAGGTATACGGCGAAGGGGATATTGTAGAGAAAGAAGGCAAGTATTTTTATGCCTCCGCAGAAATAAGCGGTTTCTCCCCTGAGCACGGTGAAACAAGGGGTTGGAGACTCCTGAACTCCGCAGGAGTTCATGTGGGAGCCTCTGCCCCTTACGAACCAGTTGTTGGTCAGAGATGGTTTAATACAACTGTTGGTATGTTGTATGAATATGTCTATGACAACAACTCGTATTCTTGGGTAGGTATTCTATGAAAAAAGATCCACTTTGGAAAATCATTCGGGCCAGAAAACTCGCAAGATTCTTTAGAAAGAAAAAACTTCGTGATATACGTCATGTCACGAAGAAATTAATGCACAATTTGCGTGACGGAAGCCTTGACTTTTATGACTATTTGCAGGACAATACCTGATTGAAAGGTGAATTTTATATTATGAAAACTACAACTAAACTAACTCTCAGCAAGCCAACGATCCAGATTCTGAAGAACTTCTCGGTCATCAACAGCAATCTGTTGATTCGTCCAGGAAACAAGCTTGTTACGATGTCCTCCTACAAGAATATCGTGGCAGAAGCCATGGTAGAGGAGACATTTGAACAGGAATTTGGTATCTGGGATCTATCCCAGTTTCTTGGAATCATCACGCTGTTTGAGCAGCCAGAACTAGAGTTCCATGACAAGTACATGGAAATCTCTAATGAGGCTGGCTCATCGGTCAAGTATTTCTATTGTGAGCCAAAGCTCATCACTAGCCTACCACCGAAGGCACTCAACATGCCAGCAGCAGTCCTTCAGTTCCCTCTGACGGAAAAGAAGCTTCAGGAACTACAGAAGGCATCTAGCGTTCTTCAGGTATCTGACATGTCGATCTATGCTGAGGATGGAGAAGTATTTGCCAAGGTCTGCGACAGCAAGGACAATACAACCAATAGCTATTCGATCAGCCTTGGTTCTACTGAAGACTGCCTAGATTCGGACTACAGCGATGACTTTGAGTTCCGTCTGAAGATGGAAAACCTTAAGCTAATTCCTGGCAGCTACGATGTTCAAGTCGGTAGCAAGGTCATTACTAAGTTTACTTCAAAGAATCTAAACCTCACCTATTGGATTGCTCTGGAATCTGGTAGCAAGACTGGAGAGTAATATGAACGCTGATCAATACCTGTGGGTCGAAAAGTATCGACCCCAGACGCTATCTGATTGCATCTTGACAACGGAACTAAAGTCAACCTTTAGTCAGATGATCAAGAGCGGTGAGTTGCAGAACATGATGTTTGTTGGTAACCCTGGTTGTGGTAAGACCACAGTTGCTAAGGCTCTCTGCAAAGATCTAGGATGCGACTATATCCTCATCAACTGCTCAGAGGATGGCAACATCGATACGCTCCGGACCAAGATCCGTAGCTTTGCCAGCACGGTATCTCTGACTGATTCTAAGAAGGTAGTGATTCTGGACGAGTTTGATTATAGCAATGCCCAGAGTATTCAGCCTGCCTTGCGTGGGGCCATTGAGGAGTTTGCAGCCAACTGCCGATTCATCATGACATGCAACTGGAAGTATCGAATCATTGAACCTCTGCACTCTCGTTGCACTGAAATTAATTTCAACAGCATGGGAAGAGATGAAAGTCCAAAACTTGCCAATGAAATGTACAAGCGTACATGCAAGATTCTTGATACAGAGAAGATTAAGTACAGTGAAAGGTCCGTTCAGCAACTCGTAGTCAAGCACTTCCCAGACTTCCGACGAGTTCTGAATGAACTTCAGCGATACTCTGTCTCTGGCGAGATCGATGTTGGTGTTCTATCCGATGTCAAGGATATCGATGTTGCCAAGCTGATTGCGTGTATGTCCAAGAAGGATTTCAAGGGAGTTCGTGAGTGGATTGTTAAGAACATGGATAACAGTACGGATATCTTCCGTAAGGTCTACGACAATCTATCTGACATGCTTGTTCCTACCAGCATTCCACAGGCCATCACGATCATTGCAGAGTACCAGTACAAGGCTGCTTTCGTTGCGGACCATGAGATCAACATGACCGCCATGATGGTGGAGATTCTAATGAATTGCGAGTTCAAGGGAATCAAGCAATGAATCTAAGTAAGGTACTTGAATCCATCAACTATACAAAGGAAGATGTCCTTGACCCAAACGGCAAGGACTATGTTCCTTTTATTGTTAACAAGTCTCTATCCTACTTCATGGATACTGTGGCCTATGCCAACGAGATGAACAAGTACCCGTTCCTAGATAAGAGAATGCAGTACGACTACCTCAAGGGGTCTATTCGTAAGCGAAAGCGGTTCAGCGGATGGGTCAAGAAGGACAAAAGTGATGTAATTGATGCCATCATCAAGTATTACGATGTCTCTTACCGTAAAGCTTTGGAGTACGAAAAGCTTCTGACTGAAGACCAAAAGCAGGAAATCCTAAAG